TGCATGTGATCCGTACTGCTTGTACATGTCAGCGGTCCCCATTAGGTTCTTTATTTCGCCGGCAAGGATGTTGGCAGCTGCTTCCCAACGTGCACGAGCATCACGAGCAAGTTCGAGTTGCTCACGCATGTTCTTCATCTCGTTTACACGCTGGACGTAGCGCAACACTTCAGCCTCAAGGTTGTTGCAGCGCTCCATCAGGTCAGCGAGATGGTCTTGTGTTGTGCCCTTATCCATTGTGTTTACCTATGGCGATGCCGGCGAGGAAGATGAGGACTGAGTAGCCAAGAAACTGGATGAGGTCAACCATCAGAAGACCTCCTCTGGGCCGTCGTATTCGGGTTCAGGTTGCCCCCCAGCCTCAAGACGCTTCAGCTCGTCAATGAAGGCCGAGGCCTGACGCTTGGTCATGCCCTCGAGGTTGGTTGGTGGTGTCTTGCCAAGTGACTTGCAGACGGCGCGGATCATGTTGCGCTGCTTATCGCTTGCCAGGTCTCCGCTCTCGGTAATCACCGTGTTGCCTGAAACGCGCTGAACCTTCTGCATCTCTTCTCGAGACGGGCGCTTGGTGTGGTCGCTGGTTGGTGCGTAGGACTCGCACATGCGGCCCAAGGCTGATGTCTCGCAGTTCTCCACATGGCTTGTGCGGTTTACATTGCCCTGCCCCCGCACCTCTTCAGCGTGACCGGTTGCCATGAGTTGGTCCCCAATCCACAGCTCTGCCCTGAATACGCAAACATCCGCACCAGGTGCGGACAGCATGACAGTGATGACTCGAGGGTCTATGTTCTGCCCCCTGAGTGTTTCCAGCAGACGCGACAGCCTGACGCTTACTGGCTCGTAATCTTCCAGGCTCATGACATGTCCTCAAATGGGTTCTTGACAATCCAGTCGACAATCTCGATGTAGGACTTCTCAAACTCTGTGGCTGCAGTTTGACGGGTGAGCGATGGATGCCAGACGGCTTTCACCTCGCTTAACTCCATGAGACGTGCAGCTGCTTCGTAGAGCCATTTAGCGCCGACCGCGTCACCGGACAATTCACGATCGGTGGCGAGGTTGCGTAAACGCTGTGCTAGTGCTTCATCAGAGAACGCCATTAGCGGCCGCCTTCTTAGCGAGACGCTTCTGTCGAGCCTCTTCCTTCTTCTGTGCTGCCTTCAGTGAGGTCATGCCTTCAGCGATGAGAGGCTCAACGACTTTACGAAGCGTGACCGCAAGGGTCTTGTCTCCGTCTCGAAGTTGCAGGTGGACGATTGCGGTGTACTCCTCTGGGGTAAGCCGGAGGGCAACCGAGTGTGGTTTCATAATCATTGTTTCTCCCAATGTGTTTGTGTTTACTGACCTGAGGTTACACGCCAGTTAGATGCACCCTTACCATCGGCCCACAAGACGCGAGCCACTTTCAGGTTGCAGGATGGGTCTGTCAGGCTTTTGATTACCTGACGCGCTGGACGTTTACACGTCCTAGCAGTGAGCGTACGCCAGCTGCTATTGATCTGAAGAAGCCCAGAGTCTCTCGAGCCGTCCCCATTGAAGCCCGAGACGGACTTGGGGTTGCAGCGGGACTCACGCCACATGATGTGGTCGAAGACCTCCACGGGTAGCCGGTGCTTTCGGAGCATGGCATGCCACTGAGGGCACTTCCATTCTCGAGCCGATGCACTCGGGGCTTGGATAAATACGGTGAGTAGTGCGAAGCACAGCAAGACACGTTTAATCAACCTTCTCTACTTTGATAGGCGACCCCCACAACTGCCCCTTGCAGCGGCGGGTTGCCACTGTGGTGCGGATGATCAGGTCAGGGTTATGTATGTCACGAAAGATCTGGACCAGAACTAGGTCGTCTTCTGACCTTAATTCCTCGTAGAGGTATGTGGGTAGCAGCATCAGAGGTCCCAGAGGTCGGGGTCGGCTTGGTTCCAGTCGTAGGGGGGTTCTTTGTATTCCCCCTCAATGTCTAACTCGTTCCACATGCCGTAGATGAGAGCGCCGAAAAATAAGCCAATGGCAAGTCCGAGGAAGTAGCTCATGGGATGGCCACCCAGACGATTGCTTCACGGCCTGAGCGAGTGTTGCGGCGCAACCCTGAGTCTTCCAGCCATCCGTCACGGGCAAGCGTGTTGATGCAGGGCGTAGCGGACTGGACAAGCATCTGGAGGACGGTGCAGATCTCGTCGCAGGTCATGCCGTCAGAGCCTCGAGATTTAATCTCCTCGTATACGGCGTTACGTTGGGAGCCTGAGCGCCCTAGAGCGCGTCTAGCGGCGTTCTGAGAGGTCTCCTGAGGTCCTGTGCGGGTGACGTTGCGGTCCACTGGTGGACGCTCCTCAATGCCGGCGAAGAGTGGAAGGTCTGAGTAGTTCATTAGTACCCCAGGTCTCGGAATGTGTCCATGATGCAGGCAACGTAGCGGGGGTCTTCGCCGAGTTGTTCTGCAATTTCGTAGGACGTGAAGCCTGCCCAGAATCCTTCGAGGATTGCGGCGTGTGGCTTGTCCATGTTGAGCAGGTGCTGTTCGCACTCAAGCTCTGCTGGTGTCATTTCTTTGAGCATGTGTTTCTCCTGTTTTAGCGGGGCGGGCACCCCGTGTGTAAACACAGTAACCCGTGTGTAAACACAAGTCAAGCACCGTGGGGGGCGGGGGCAGGATCGGGGAGAAACAACGACCCCACCCCCTAATCTCACCAGCGATGTCCCGTCGCCGGCGAGAGTTCTATGGCTTGGGTAGCGCTCTCCATGCGGCCTCAAATTCGTCAGCGCTCTTCCAGGTGTTGTCGAGTTCTGCGTGTAACCACAGCCCCCCGATTGAGCCTGCATTGTCGTCGGCGGTAAACAGTTTCACGCCTTTAGCACCAGCACCTCGAGAGCAGCGATAGCCGCGGCCGTACTTGCCGAACGCGTAGTCATGCAGCTCTGAAAGTCGAAGCGCTTCAGAGTGCTGCACAAGCCATGTGAACGCTTCTTCTGCTTTGTCGCGGTCTGCCTTCTTGTAACCGCAGTCAACCGCCCAGCCCGTCGCATGCGTCGAGAGTGCGCCCTTGGCTTGAGGGTTTCGGACGGGTCTATTGGCATAGATGCCGAGATTGGTGAAACCCCATCGCCGGCCCATGAGATGGATCAGACGCTCAACCACTGGGCTTGCCTTCTTGCCGTCCCATGCGGGGTAGTAAAGATACTTGCGGGCCATCAGTTGGCATCCTTGGAAGGACGCAGGACGCGGAGGTCTTCGCCGCCTTCGCCGTTGACTGCGTAAAGGGTTTCATGCGGTGGAATAAAGAACGCCACTGGACTTGTGTGCTTAGCCAATGGTGTGCCCGTGGTGGTGGTAACGGTTGAGTCGCCTAAGTAGACAATGCCGTTGCCTTCAACGTGCAAGTAAACAGTGCGGGCTGACGGCGATGACGTGAGTATGAGCTGTGCCGTGGCGTTTACGGTGTAATTGGTGCTGATCATGTTGGTGGTTCTTTCGGTTTCGACTTAAGGCCGTTTGCGCTGAGGACCCCAGCGAGCGAGCCGGTCATGAAGACGCAGAGGGTTGACACAAGGTCAATGAACGCTGCGTCGTTGGGGGCTTGCTTGTTGATGGGTTGCGTGACGAACACGAGGGCATAGAGCATGACCATGACAGATGCAGCAAACACCACAGCAAGGGTGCAGCCGATAATAAAGATAAGCCGTGCGTGTATCTCTTCTGGAGTGTGACGCGACTCAGGGTGCTGACGTAGTTTCGGGGGCATCGGTCATCTCCTTAGGCAATAGATCTGTGGTGCAGGTGTCTGACGCGTTGCACAGTGGGGGTTTGCAATCTGCGCTCTCCCAGTTGACGGGGTCTTGGCATGGGTAGCGGTATTTGCCCTGCCACCCACAGCTACTCAGCGCCAGGAGCAGCAGAAAAACCGACAGCGGTCTGAGCGTCTTCTTCTGCTTGCTTGTATTCATCTTCTGTGAACTCCCGTTCCACGGTTTCGCCTGTCTTGACATCGATGCCAGTTGTCATCTTTTTCATTATTCTCTCCAGCCGTAAACGGTAATTGTGCCTGTGAGGTTGTAACTGCTTGCAGTGTAAATCTTGAACCCAGTCATCGATCCTGTGCCATAAAAAGACCCCTGCATGTAACGGGCGTACTGGAAGGATGTCCCGCCCTGCTGATGCGGGCAGAACCATGCAGTAGCTCCAGTGTCGTACGGGTTCATGATTTCCATGGTGAGGTTGTTGTTGACACTTGCGTCCACGTAGCCGATACGGCCGTAGCCCAGCGCACCGCTTGAGCCTTCCGCTGCAACGGATGGGGCAGAGAATTGCGAGATGTAATAGCCAGCCCAGACATAGTTAGCGGTTGTTACATCACCTGATCCATTGCGAAAGCGCATGTAAAGCAGGTCGCCAGTTGCTGCGCTCACGTTAATGAGGACTTTGTAGTTGGTGTAGTCAGACGTGAAGCAGTTGTCAATGTACGGGGCTGCACTACCTGTAAACGAGTAAGTCGTTACTTTCCAATTTCCTACAGCGTTCATCTGTGCAGCTGTAAGGATTGATCCGGAATTGAATGTTGGTGGTGTAGCCATTAGAAGCCCAATCTGTTTTGGTCCAACACGCCAAGCGACGCGCTGTCAAGTGTAAAGAAGTTTGAGTTCTCGCTAGCGCATAAGTGCAACGTGACTCGAGTAGATCCAGGAGTGGCGGTGAGGTCTTGCCCAATGATGGTGGCGTAGTAATCATTGCCACGGAAACGCACACGGATGAACGCTGTGGAATTAAGCACCCCAAGTTGGTTAGGCAATGCAGCCCCAGAGGGTTGCTGTTCTTTCGTATAGGAGATGGACAGTGGCACCGATGCCGATGCGCCAAGAAGACCGGCATAGCGATAGGCGACACCAAGCGCGAGGTCGTTGGTTGCGCTGTAGGTCGTTGTCTCAAAGGCATTGTTGCCGGTGCCCACGGTTTGCGCTGAGCCGCCAACTGGGGTGACTACAACCTTGTTGGCATAGTTGAGATTGAGACTGCCAAAGTTGAGGCCGTCATAGACCGCCTCGGCGGAGACTGGTGTTTCATCAGTGAAGTATTGGCTGTAGTTCAGCGCGGGTGAACCCATGTCGACGCGGATGTTCTGTGGAGCAGTGCTTGACGCAGCGCCCCATGGAGTGCCGGTGTAATAAGGCACCGTTACGGTTGCCCCACCAGAGGTGTATTCCATGAGGGTCCTGAGCAGTCTTGTAAACACATCAAGACCGTTCTCGTTGGTAATGGACTGACTGCTCGGGGTGCCTTGTGGCGTTCCAGTGAAGCCAAGACCAACGCTGGTAAGAATTGCGCTCGATGCAGCTGCGACATCGCCAGTCCATGAACAAGTCGAAAGGGACCGACCGAGTGCAGAGAACGCTGTCTCAATCTGCATGGACCAGACATCCATTGACGGCTCGATGCCGTAAAAGACTTCGTAGTTGGTCACCTGATAAATGAACTCGGGACTGCCTGACTCAATGACAGATACCCAGTCGCCAATGTTGACGGTCCCGAGATCATCTGGTAAACGCCCCGTCAGAGTCCACACTGGCGGTGACCAGGTGTCTGTCAGTTGGCGCTGTCCGTAACTAAACGCAAGGCCCTGCACGTTGGTGAGTTCCACCCACGAGGTGCCGTTGTGCTTGTACACCTGCCAGTCATAAGCAGTCATCAGCCAGTGACCTTGATGGGGACCTTGCCATTGGTCTTCATGTAGCGCTTGAGAGCGTCTACGACGGCGTTGGGGTCGGCGCTTGTAACTGTGATGTAGACGTTGTTGCCAGACTGCTTAACGCCTGCCTGGTTAAGCAATGCCATGTCGCCCTCAATGGCCTTGTCGCCGAGCATGCTGCCCGATACGGCAAGTGCGTTGAGGTCTGCGTTGAGGCTGGTGACGGTCATGCCACCAGTGCCGGCAATGAGGTCCGCTGCCACTTGTGATCCAGCGACTGGGCCAAGGTTCATGAGCTGTGCGAGACCTGCCTGACCAAGACCCATGCCGATGAGTTGCTGGAGTTGGGTTGAGAATTTCTTGGCGGCTGCAATCTGGTCGGCAAACTGCTGTGAGTAGGACTTGCGCTGAGACTGCGCAGTGTTCAGGTTGCCTTCAGCCTTAGCGACGCGCTCGGTTGCTGCGGCCATCTGCTCGGTGGTGTACAGCCCCGAGGCCTGCAGTTTGTTGAGTTCCTCGTAGGCAGCAATGCGCTCCTTGAGTGCGTCCTGGTACGTGGACTCGCTATCCATCGCAACGCTAAAGGCGCTCGAGAGACTGACCCAACTCTTGACGGTTTCACCAAGGCTCTTGCCGTATTCCGTCAGCGCGTTCTTGGCATCCTGCAGCGACTTCTTAGTTGACTCAAATAACTGCTTGGCGGCGTTCTTAGCCTTGTCAGCAGCAGCCTTAGCCTTGTCTGCAGCAGCAGCAGCGGCAGCCTCAGCAGCGCGGCGCTTGTCGCCTGCAGCGGTTGCCTGGTCAATCTGGTTCTTGAGATAGCCGGTCTCTTCTGCGGCCTTCTTGGTCGAGTCCGCGTAGGCGATGTTGGCGCTGGTTGCTCGCTTAATCATGACGGCAATTCCAGCGAGAGCAGCTGCACCAGCAATCGCTGTGGCGATACCAACACCGGTAGAGATCTGAACGGCGAAGCCTGACGTGGCGAGGGCTGTGTTGGCCGCTGTTGTGGCAATGGCAATGGCGTTGTAAACAACCATTGCGGCCTTGGCTGCGAGCAGTGCTACGCCGATACCGCCGAGGCCCAATGTAAACGCCATGAAGAGACCAGTGTTTTGCTTAATCCATTTGGCTGCATCAGCGAGCGCGTCGGCAAACGTCACCAAATACGGAACCAGTGCTGTGCCGATGGTTTCTTGTGCGTCGTCCATTGCAATCTGCATCTTGGCGAGACCGCCGGCTGCGGTGTTGGCTGCTGCCTCGGATGCACCGCCGAAGTTGCGCTCGAGGATTTGCAGAACCTCGGAGAAGTCAGCGCCGTTCTTGATGGCGACCTTGAGTTCTGGAGACAGTGCAGCGAGCGAGCGTGTGTTGCCTTGGAACCCACGTGATAACGCTTGGGTGACAGACCCGAGGTCCATCCCAGTTGCTGCGCTCACGTCTAATGCGACACCGAGTAAACGCTGTGCCTGCCCAAGGTCCTTGGTAGCAACGACCAACGAGGAAAGGGCCGGACGAAGCTGATCGTCGGAAACGGCCGAGCTGTATTGCAGCGAAGAAATAAAACTCTCGTTGGCTTGGATCTGTGCGTCAGTTGCCTTGGTGGAGTTGCCAATCTGGAACGCCAACTTCTTCATGGCTAGTTCTTCTTCAGCGGCAGCCTTTGCAGCGGCAAGACCAGCAGCTGCTAAACCAGCAACGGCAGCAGCAGCGGGGACGGCAGCCTTGGAGATGGCAAAGGATGCCTTCTCGCCACGAGTCTTGAGTTGCTCAAACTCCGCGATGGCTTTCTTGATGCCTTTCGCGTTGTACTCGGTTATGACGTTTAAGACAATGCTCATCGAGGGGTCACCTTTAGGTTCTTGTTTACAGCGTCGCCGACCTTCTCCACAATGTCGAGCATGCCTTGCTGGATCTCTGCTTCATGACGTTGGAACGCTGGGTACATGATGCGAGAGGCTGGACCAATCTTGCCCTCAAGCGCTGTGCCCAGAGGGTTGGTATTGCGACGGCCTGCCATGTCGTAGAGCGTGTTAGCCATGCCCTGCCAACGCACAGAGAAGACCGCAAGGTTGCGCGTGATACCGGCAAACTCCTTGGGCTTCTTGGCGCTGACCTTCTGCTTCACCATGTTGCGAGCGAGTCGACCGTTCCATGGAAACATCTGGAACCCAGTGCGGGCGGTCACCCAGTTGCGACCCATACCAGAGATGGGCGCTGTCTCTGGGACGTGCTGCTGAATGTCTCTCACGAGGCCGTCAGTCAGCTGCTTAAAGTCGCGCGTAATTTGTAAACGCAATTTGCGGTCCACGCGTGACAGTTCCGAGAGCGCTGCCTTGAGTCCGTAAACCTCAAAGCTGCTCTCGATAGTCATGACTGTTGGCTTTCGTTAATGACCTTTTGCACTGTCGCTAGGTCGTTCGTGTCGAAGTCTACGCCTGGGGGCCACCAGCCTGTTGCCACTAGCAGCTCTGCTAGTCGGCGACGCTGGGTTCCCCTTGGGTAGGGTTTTCGGCTTGCTGATCAACGACCTCCACCTTGACTGTCTTCTTGATGAAGTCATCAAAGACCATGGGCACTACAACGCCGGCAACCTTGCAGCCCTCGTATGCGAGGAAGGCTAGGTCTTCAGCGCCGATGCCGTCAGCGAGACTGCTGATCTTGGACCGGTACTTGCGTTCCCACTGGGTGATAACCCAGAGGTTGGTTTCTACGACGGCGTTGCTGCCGTCAAGAAACTCCACACTGAGTGTGAGTTTCATGTTGTTTCTCCCTATTTGGTTTTAGATCAGGACTCGTCAGCGGAGTAAACACCACCGCGGAAGGTGATGTCAATGACGGCAAGCTCGCCCAAGTTTGATGACATGACGGGCAATGCCTCAAGGTAGGTGCCGGTCAAGGTGAGACCTGGGTTGGTTGCCGAGTATGTGCCTGGTGTCGATGGTGCCTGTGGCGAAACAATGACAGTGACAGCGGTTCCGACGAGTGCCTTGAGGCTTGCGTAGGTCTCGCTAGCGGCATAGCTGAGATAGAGAGAAAGTGTGAGTTCGTTGTTCTCAAGACCGCCGGTGTAGACGCGAGCGGTGCCACCAAATGCGGTGGACTCGAGAGCCTCAACTGTGCGGGTAAGAACAGCAGAACGGCACTGATCGGTCAGGTTCACCGCGTTGATGATTACGTCTGGGTTGGAAAGGTAGGTCGATGTTGCCATGGGGTTTACTCCTCGTTGAGGTCTTGCTTGGGTTCTGTTTTAGCAGATTTTGCGGGTGCTTGTTTGGCTTCGCTAATGAAACCAGCCTCAAGCAAATACGCCAACACCTTCTCGGTGATGTGCTTTGAGATCTTGAGCTTCTCGCCGACACTGCCGACGCGCTCTGAGTTGATGATGTAATCGGTCATGATGTTTGAGCCTGCATTGCAATAGTTAGGTCGTAGGACGCGTAGTCCTGACCGCCGATAGTAAGCATTGACGGACGGCCGTCAAGCACTGCCACGTTCTTGTTGAGCAGCTGCGATGCAATGCTCAGAAGTAAACGCAACTGATTAAGATCCGCAGCACCCTGCCCAATTACTCGGACTGGGAATGTCATGCGGACGATGTTGTAGTTGTGAGCGTCAAAGGATGGGGCATCCAAGAACACGCACGGAGGGTTGATGGATCGTGGCTCCGTTACAACGCGTAAACCTGTGATGGTTGACAGCGTCGTAGTGAGGTCGTCTAGCGCCTCGTTGAAGAGATCCGTGTAGGCCATTACGCAACCTGTGGGCGGTTGATGCCGAGAAGCTGCATGACCATTGGGGTGACACCGGTGGACGGTGGTGTGCCCATGCCGTCAAAGGTGGCGATGGTGTTAAACGCACCCTTCTGCCTGAAGTAGGCAGCGCCAATCATGATGGTGCCAAGCTTGACATCGCCAGACGGAACCGTCGTGAGGCTGTCTTGCAAATAGCCCGCTTCGTAACGTCGGCGATAGGCGAAGGCATTGCAAGCGGCCGCACACTGCGTGAGGAAACTCGCCTCTTCTGCGGTCGCCGTGATGATGCCCACATAGTCCTCGATGTCCGTGGCGGTCACCCAGGTGCAGGTCAGCGTCCACGTGCAGGTTGCTGTTGGTAACTGTGTGCCCCAGAGCAAGTCATCCCCAACGCTGCGAACCAGCAACTGGTTGGCGTGTGGGATGTTTGAGTCAAAACGCAACTCGCCTGTTTCCTCGTTCGTACCGATGTACTCGTACTGAGGGCAGGCAAGAACCGTGAAGGTTCCGTTGATGCTTCCGTCTACGCCGGCAAGCGTGATGCTCTGGCCGACCTCTATGGGGGTTTCCGTCAGCGTCTGAACAACGGCGTAGTCATTGAGACGCTGACGGGAAATTACTGTAAACACCGACACGCGGTGCCCCTCTCGCTTAGGCCTGAACGATCTTTCGGATCATTCCAGGGATGGCAGCGAACGTGGATGCGTACATGTGGTAGCTGAACTGGCGACCGAGAGTCGATGGCACCTCCACGCTCATCAAGCCACGGACCTGCTCGTAGTACTCAAACGCGTCACCGTTGCCGGTGTTAAGGCGTGTGATGATCATGGTCTTGGCAGCGAAGTTGCTGTCAACGACAAGCTCGAGACCGAGTGGGTTGCCGTTCCACGACGTTGCGTTCTGTGAACCGAGGCGGTTCATGCCGGTGAGACCAGCGCCAACGAATGGGAAAAGTGGAGCGTTGGTGGAGTCAACGACCTGACCAAGCTGTGCCCATACGTCTGGAGAGACGAGCATGTGGGTTGGGAACCAGTTGCGGCCGTTGCTGATGTCGGCTGCTGCGTCGTAGATGCTCTTGACGAGGTCTGCTGCGGTGAGGTCCCATGTACCTGATGCTGATGCTGCGGTAAGCAATGCGTCTGCACAGAGGTTGTCCGATGCGTACATTGCTTCGCCCATGAGGTCATTGAGGATCTGCTGCATTGCTGCAGGTGACGTAAAGTCCGTGTCCTGAACTGAGAGCTGAACCGCACCAGCGATGGTGCTCTTGCTGATTGAGTTTGCAGCAATGACCATTGTCTGAGCGGTCACGCTTGTGAGTTCAGTTGACTGAACACCAGCTGCAGTGTGTGTCGTGATGGTTGGACGGATAAATGTCTTCTGTGTTCCACCGTCTGGATACGCGCGGATGCCCACTGCGTTTACAACTGGACGCACGAAGTTCAGATCCTGCACCAATGGTCCGAGCACCATCTGGTTAAGCAAACCAGGGGTGTCCGTCGTCAACTGGTCGCCGGCGGCGGCTTCAAGAACTGAACGGTTTGCGGTTGCTGCTTCACGGTATGCAGCGTTTACCTTGGCGAATGTGTCGCCACCGATGTGCATTGCTGCAAGGTATTCACCTGGCGAAGGCATGCGAAACTCACGCTTAGCCTGGGCAGGAATTGGGGCGGTTGGGATAACTGCTGCTGCTTCTACTGCCTCAGCTGCTGGGGTTGCTTCCACTGGTGTCTCCTCGACTGGTTCTGTGGGTTCTTCTGTGTCGGGTTCTGTTTCCGCGGACGCGGCCACTTGGGTGATGGTAGCACCTGCAAACGCTGGGATGGGCACTAATGACAATTCCATCCAATCTGCTGCGGTGACAATCATGCGGCCCTGATCGTCGTAGGAAAACTCTGTGGGGTTTACGCCGACGGAAACATCCATCACGCCATCGGCAGCGAGGACAAGTGCATCATCACCGAGTGCGGTGCGTGAAATCTTCATGCTCGCCAACATTCCGTCGCTAGTCGACAGCCTTTCGCTAACGATGCCGACGGGCTGAGAAGAATCGTGATACATGAAAACGCGGGGAGCCTTGCCATCAACTGGAAGTGACCCCTCCTTGAACATGACCTCGGTGCCGTCGCTGACGGTGGCGAAGGTATTCCAGGGGACGGCGATTGCGTCGATGCGGCGCTCCCCTGTTGGCTCACCTGCTGCGGCGTTTACGGTGATTGTGTCTGATGTGAAACGGATCATGCGATTGACTCCTGTGTGTTTTCTTCTGGTACTCGTGCATCTTCTTGGGCCATTGAGGACTCCTCAAACTCGCCGATGAAGTCGTCCACGTCAAACTCTACGAACGTCCCGCGTGGGAGGATTGCGTCAGAGCTGAGCGTTGAGGCGATGCACTCTGCGTAGATCTTGGTGCCAAATGTCCAGAGGTCAATGCGTGACTCTCGAGAGTTGGTGTAGGCGTAGGAACCCGTGGAAACGCCAAGCAAGTACGGCGGCACATTGCATAGGCGAGCAATGTCAAGGGCTGAGTAGTTGGCTGACTCGATGAGCAACATCTTGTCCGGTGTTGCTGAGGTTGGTTCGTAGGTCAGAAACTCGTTGAGCGCTGCGGTCTGGTTGGTCGCTCGTGCTGCGTTAAATGCAGCTGCAAGATCAGCAAGTTCTTGAGCGCTTAGCGGTTCTCCTCCGGTTTGGCGAAGGATGCCCGACGGGATGGCCGAGGCCGCATTCCGGTACCTACTGTCCTCTATCTTGAGGGCCGTGGCAATCGTTTGCTCGCCTTGGTAGATGATGCCCTGCACTGGGCTGATGAACTGCACAAGGTCCTTGGGGTCAAGCATGCCGCCCTGGAAGTAAACCTCGTTAGATGGTGCAAACCAGACGGGACCTGACTGGTCTTGTGTGGTGACCGAGCCTGCAGGTAAACGCGTAAACGATGCGGGGTATCCGTCTTGTGTCCTGGATGAGATCCACCAGAAGGCCCTGCCAAAGAAGAAGAGGTCGTCCAGCGTCCAAGCCATAAGGGTCTCGTAGGGGATGCTTGGGTCTGGTCGGCGAAGCCATGAACGAGGAGCAAGATCTGTCTCTTCCATCTCGCGAGTGGTTTCGTTCCAGGACTCTTTGTACATCTTCAAGCGCATTGCTGAGATAACGGTTGCGTGAAGATCACGAGCGCGGCTGACCGCTCCGACCTGCATTGCGCGATTACGCGCTTCACCTTCAATGTAGGTGTAGTACTGGCCAATCATGGAGGGACCAGCGTTGTTGGCGTAGTAACCACCGGCAGCAGCTGCCTTCTGTACTGGCGCTGGGCTGATCTGTGCCTTGGTCTCACCTTTAGTGAATAAACCCATGATGACCTTTCGAGAGGGTGGCCACCGCACCCGACGCGCGGCGGTCACTTGTTGAGAGCATACGCTACTAAGAGACCACGAGCATGGGCTTCTGGCGGTTCGTGGGTTTACTCACCAGCGAGATTGCAAACACGGCAACACGTGCTAACTCGATAGGGCCAGGGGACTTCTGCGATGAGAGGACTGCACCTTGCGCGGTCTTGACCATGACGGCGCGGTTCATGTGTTCTGCCAATGCCATTGAGCCGGTATGGGCAACCTTGTCCTCAAGGATCATCTTCTGCACCAGAGTGGAGAACCTGAGCAACTCGCCATAGCCAACGACGGAGTAGCGCCGTGAGTATTGCGTTGGCATGTGAATCTCGAGCGTTGGTGTAATCGCAAGGGTTACCAGCTTGTCCTGCATGACGCGCTCAATCTCGCGCCACATCTGGTCCTCAGTGTCAACAACAAACTCGACATGCACGATGGTCTTGTGATCCATCTGCACTGCACGAACGCCCACATAGCGAGCCTCCGAGATAGATGAGTCCACAGCGAGAACGCCCCCGCTTGGCATCTCAAGGTTCGTGTGGCACTTGCCCCAGTCGCCAATGTCCCAAGCGCCACGGCTCGAGACCCACTGGTTCAGGTGAGCACGTTGGAAGTAGTCCTTCTTGGATGCTGCACGGAGAGCCTTCATTGTGATTGTGGTTCCAAGTGCGGGGTTAGCCCAGCGCCAGTATTCCTCGCCCCGAGCCTCGGGGGGCATGCTCCACTCAGCGAAGTAGAGACCGTTGTTCTCGCCGGCATCGATGTCGCGTAAACCCTGCTCGCGGATCTGCTGCATGAAGAGACTGTCAGCATCACCAGCTGTCGACCACATCGAAAGCAGAGGGGATTGGCGAGCAATCATTGTGGGCCTAATCGCCGTGTCCATGATCTCGCCGGCGATGTCGAAGATCTCGTCAGCAACAACGAGGTCGTAGGAGCCACCGTGAAGCCTGGTGGATGCGGCGCGGACTTCCCACTTGGAGCCGTCTGGCATGGTGACCGACTTACGGCCGAGGGCTTGCATCTGCTTGGCTCCGAAGTACTCAACCAAGATCGGGGCGACGGTGGCATGGATGGCTTCGGCGCGGTCAAGCATGTTGGCGGTGGAAAGCACGTTGACGCGGCGACCCCACGGGTGAGTTAAGAACCAGCCGATAAGCGCTGAGAGTGCGAGTGACTTTCCGTTCTGTCGGGCCGTACTTACGAGAGCTTCTCTATGCACAAAGTCGCCGGCATCGTCCACCTCAAGTTGACCTTTCAGGCAATGGATCTGCCAAGGCATCAACTCGGTTTGCATGAACTTGGAAGCCCACTCAGCAACAGCGTCCCCATAACTCCAGCCCCCCAAGCCAGTCGAGGAGACACCAGTGGAAGCAACCCCAGCAGCTGAGGCAGTAGAAGCAGCAGCAGTTATCCCAACCGCCCCAATCCCTGCCCAGGCTAAGCGTGAATTCCGCATGCCTTAGCCAGGTGAATACCTTGCAGCAA